GATCAAGCGAGCGCTGCGAGATTATGGACACGCCATCGCTGTTCCTCACTGTCCCAGAGTCGGAGAAGTGGCCTATAATAGCTGATAGCGCCCGTCCTGAAACAATCAGCCACATGAAGAAGAATGGCTTTCCAAAGATAATGTCGGCAGTCAAAGGGCCAAAGTCTGTTGAGGAAGGCATTGAATGGCTCAAGTCTCATGACATTGTTGTGCATCCGCGCTGCGTTCACACGATTGACGAACTAAGCTGCTACAGTTATAAAACTGACCCCTTGACAGGCGCAGTCTTGCCAATACTTGCGGATCGTGATAATCATCTTATAGACGCACTTAGGTATGCGTGTGAAGCAAGCCGTCGGGCAGCGCCAAAAGCGCCTATTGATGTAATGCCTCTAGCAACTGTGAACAGGTGGTAAATGGCGCGATTGAATAAAGAGCAACGGCTAAACAACGTGCATCAAAACGCGCTGAACGAGTTTGATCGTTGCCAATCTTCCATGCGTGATGAGCGCTTGCAGTGTCTCCAAGACCGCAGATTCTATTCTATCGCTGGCGCACAATGGGAAGGCCCCATCGGTGAGCAGTTCGAGAACAAGCCTCGCTTCGAGGTAAACAAAATCCACCTTAGCGTCATTCGTATCATCAACGAGTATCGCAACAACCGCATCGGCGTTGACTTCGTATCTAAGGACGGAAGCCCTGACGATGGCCTGGCTGAGACTTGCAATGGTCTTTACCGCGCTGACGAACAAGACAGCGTTGCAGATGAAGCTTTCGACAATGCTTTTGAAGAAGGTGTTGGCGGTGGCTTTGGCGCATGGCGTCTACGCACTACCTATGAAGACGATGAAGATGATGAGAACGAAAAGCAGCGCATTCGGTTCGAGCCGATATACGATGCTGACAGCTCGGTATTCTTCGACCTAGACGCAAAGAAGCAGGACAAGTCGGACGCTAAGTATTGCTTCGTTCTGTATTCCATGACCCGTGACGCTTACAGAGCCGAATGGAATGATGACCCATCGACATGGCCCAAGGAAATCCACCAGTACGAATATGACTGGGATACGCCTGACGTTGTTTATGTGGCAGAGTATTACCGCGTCGAAGAAGTGCGTGAGACCATCCGCATATTCGCTACCATCGACGGCGAAGAAGAACGCTACACGCAAGCTGACTTTGACGCAGACGAAACACTAGAAGAAACCTTGATGGCTGTTGGCACTGTAGAAGTGCGCCAGAAGCGGGTTAAGCGCCGCAGGGTTCACAAGTATATCCTGAGCGGTGGCGGTATCCTTGAGGACTCTGGCTACATCGCTGGCAAGAACATCCCAATCGTTCCTTACTACGGCAAGCGTTGGTTCGTTGATAACGTCGAGCGTTGCATGGGCCATGTGCGCCTAGCCAAAGACCCACAGCGCCTGAAGAATATGCAGCTATCGAAGCTGGGTGAGATCAGTGCGCTTTCATCTGTTGAAAAGCCAATCCTTGTTCCTGAGCAAGTCATTGGTCACCAGGCGATGTGGGCAGAGGATAACATCCGCAACTATCCATACCTGTTGGTCAACCCAATCACTGGCCCGAATGGTGAGATGCAAGCTGCTGGCCCTGTTGCTTACACGAAGTCATCTGACATTCCTCCTGCTATGGCTGCGCTCTTGCAGTTGACAGAGCAGGACATGGCGGAGATTCTGGGCAACAGCCAGCAAGCCGACAAGATGGTAAGCAACATCAGCGGCAAGGCTGTAGAGCTTATCCAGACGCGCTTGGATATGCAGTCGTTCATCTACATGACCAACATGGCGAAGGCTATGCGTCGTTGCGGTGAGATATGGCTGTCAATGGCTAAAGACGTTTATGTCGAAGAAGGCCGCAAGATGAAGTCGCTTGACCAGATGGATCAGGTTGGCACGGTCGAGCTAATGAAGCCAATCATTGACTCCGAAACTGGCGAGTTGGTTTATGACAACGATCTGAGCAAGGCGACGTTCGACGTATCTGTTGACGTAGGCCCATCGTTCACCAGTCGCCGCGAAGCTACTGTCCGCGCTCTCACAGGCATGATGCAAGTAACTACCGACCCTGAAACGCAAATGATTCTACAGTCTATGGCCATTATGAACATGGACGGCGAAGGCATTGGCGACATCAAGGACTTCTTTAGAACGAAACTTGTACAGCTTGGCGTTGTTAAGCCTACCGAAGAAGAACAGCAGCAGATGATGGAAGCGGCTATGGCTCAAGGCCAGCAGCCTGATCCGCAATCTATGTACTTGATGGCAGAGTCCGCCAAGGCTGAGGCTTTGGCATTGAAGGCTCAAGCCGACACAGAATACAGCATTGCACGCACGGAAGAAACCCGTGCTAAAACGGCAGAGACCATTTCAAACATTGACATTGACCAGCGCAAGTCAGCGATTGAAACGGCTGAAAAGATTGGGGCTGCACTACAGCCGCAAACGAATGTGGTTCCACCCACCACGCAATTTGGGTGAGCTTACGGGGTAAAATATGAAAACGGCAGAACTGGAGAATGACGACGCTTTTGAATTAGCTGAACTTGATACTGAATCCGATACTGATGATGAGAACCTTGCCGTCTCGGTTGATGATGAAGATGAAGATGATGATGAGGATGAAGTTGTTATTTCGATAGGTGAGGAATCGCCACCTCAAGAGGAAGAAGCTCGCGCACCTGCATGGGTTCGTGAGTTGCGTAAAGCAAATCGGGAAAAAGAACGTGAAATCCGCGAACTGAAAGCAAAGCTAACTGCTACAGCAACTGAGACCAAGCCGGTTGAACTGAAAGCAAAGCCAACGCTCGAAAGTTGTGATTACGATTCTGACGAATATGAAAACAAGCTGGCTGAATGGTATGAGCATAAACGCGAATACGATGCAGTCGAATCCAATGCGGCGGCCAAGCGAGATGCTGAAGCCAAAGAATGGCAGGACAAGCTTGATTCCTATGCGAAGGCTCGTGCCTCGCTAAAGGTGCGGGATTACGAAGATGCCGAAGCGTTCGCGCTAGACACCTTCAACGTCACGCAACAGGGAATTGTTCTTCAGGGTTCTGAAAATCCTGCACACCTGATTTACGCCCTTGGTAAGAGCCAAAAGCGTGCCAAGGAATTAGCCTCAATCAATGACCCCGTGAAGTTTGCCTTCGCGGTAGCTAAACTGGAGACTCAGTTGAAAGTAACTAATCGCAAGGCAGCAACAGCGCCTGAACGCACAATCACTAGTGGTGGTGGTCGCATTTCTGGTTCTGTAGACTCAACACTTGATCGCTTACGTGAAGAAGCCGTGAAGACCGGAGACTTGTCAAAGGTCATGGCTTACAAGCGTGGCAAGAAAACCTAATTTAGAAAGAATAGGGAATTAAATATGGCTAACGCTTTTTCGAAAGAAGAAATTGTTGCTTTTGAGGACATCCTCGAAGGCTTCAACGATGCTTTGATCCTGTCAAAGAACATCAACGTATACAACACCAACGGCGTAACGATGGAACGCGCACGCGACACCATCTGGCGTCCACAACCTTACATCGCTCAGTCGTTCGACCGCGTTGTAGGCACTTCGATTGCGTCTGACGTTTCGACAATGACGCAGCTTTCTGTTCCATCGACTCTCGGTTTCAACAAGTGCTCTGCTTGGCAGATGAACGCACTGGAACTGCGTGACGCGTTGCAGGAAGGTCGTCTTGGCGATTCCGCAAAGCAAAAGCTTGCTTCTGACATCAACCTTTCCGTTATGGATTTGGCTGCTGCTCAAGGCACGCTCGTTGTTCCAATCGCAACCGCTGCTGGCGACTATGATGACATCGCACTTTGCGACAGCATCATGAACGAACAGGGCGTTATGGCTGGTGATCGTTACCTCGCTTTGTCGAGCCGCGATTACAACGGCATGGCTGGCAACTTGGCAGTAGCGACTCGTTCGTTCACTGGTAACAAGTCGGCTAACGCATATGAGCGTTCGTTCGTTGGTGAAGTTGCAAGCTTCCAAACCTACAAGCTCGACTATGCTAACCGTTGCGCTGCTAACGCTGCAACTGTCACCATCAACACAACTGGCGCTCAAGCTCAGTATGTGCCACAGGCGACAACGACCAGCACTGGCGGCATCCTGAACGTT